CCAAGACGGAGTTCTGGCGGAACTTCTATACAGTCAACCCCGAACTCAGAGGCTTCGAGTGGGTTGTGGATGCCCAGCTACGGGATACCTGGGACGCTATCGGGAGGCTTTCCCCCGACGTAGCAGCATCAGCGCTTGCTAAATCCTCAAAAACCGCCATATTAGGCGTGACAAAGAAATTCGGCGGCAAAGGCAGGACATCGAATGACACTCAAAACCTCGAGGGTGGTTCGAGTTCTTCTGGCGGTCAGCCACCTCCCGATAAAGAAGATGAAGGAAAAGGCGATCCGAAGACGCTCGGGGATGCAATCTCCCGAAGAAAGCGGCTTCGTCATACGAAACTTCGCGTTGTAAACGAGTAGGAGCAAACCAAGATGGCGCAGTTTACTTGGACGATGGACGCTCCCACAGGCACGTACAAGCAACACGCGCTTTCGCGCAAGTTGTATATGGCGGCCTTGGAGAATAGCGTCTTTATGGATCACATCACCCCCGTTTCTGGGTATGGCAAAAAGAAAGGCGAGAACGTCACGTTGACGCGCGTCGCCACGATCACGGAGCCAACCTCCCCGACCCTGACGGAAGGCGAACGTATCCCCGAGGACTCGTATTCAATCAGCACCACGTCGATCACCGTGGTTGAGATTGGTCGGTCCGTTCCCTTCACCTCCTTCGCCGAAGATCTCTCTTTCTTCGACTTGGAAAACAGCATCCAACGGCGCCTCCGCGACCAGATGCGGTTAGCCCTCGATACGAAGGCTGCCACCGCGTTCAAGACCGCGAAGGTGAAATACATCCCAACCGGCGTTGCGGCCGGCACTTTCGACACGGATGGCACCGCCAGCACGGCGGCGACTGCCAACTGGAATGTCTACCACATTGAAGAGATTCGCGACTATCTCTTTGATACCCTCCAAACCCCTCCGGTGGAAGGCGACGACTATCTCGCCATTTTCCGTACGCTAGGCCTTCGCGGCATCAAGCGTGACCCCGCCTGGGAGGAATGGCACAAGTATACCGATCCTCAAGCGAAGTACAACAATGAGATCGGTCGCGTGGAGAACGTTCGCCACATCGAAACGAACCATAACTTGGCTCTCGGCAAGGTCGGCACCGGCTCGGTGTTGGGCGAAGGCGTCGTGTTTGGCCAAGACAACGTTGCGATGGCGGAAGTCCTCTCACCGGAACTTCGTGGCCAGACGAACGTCGGGCATGACTTCGGTCGGTCCAACGCCGTTGCTTGGTATGGCATCTTGGAGTTCGGTATCATCTGGGATACCGCCAATGCCGGACAGGCGCGTATCGTCCACGTCACGTCCTCGTAATACACCCTTGGGTGGGTGACGCTTAAGGAGACTTAAGAAATGGCTTACACACACAGTAAGTACGAAGTGGAAATGCTGCCGATGGCAGCTACCACATTTCCAGCGGCCAATGAGTTCGGGGTTCGTTTAACCGTAACCACGGCAGCTGCGAAATGGGGTCCTGGCTTCGTTCCTCATATTATCCGGGGGGCGGCTGTTATCCCCTTGGTTACGACCGCTCTCGCCAACGACGCGAGTGTAGTCTTTGAGGCGGACATCAGCACTCCCGGAACGCCGACAAAGATGTTCAACGTCAACGTTCCAACGGCCATCCGAGCGCATACGTCGATCTACTATCGTCCGACCTACCTGATCGAGCTCAAACCGGGAATGATGGCTCAAGCCAGAGTCACAACGGCGGCCGATGCGGCGTCGAGTGCGAAGATCGTTCTCTATGTGGAACCACGTTGGGAAGAGCCTGGCAACATCACCGGGATGAAACAGACCACCTAAACCTTAGCCGACCCGGTTGGTCTCCCTTCGGGGGGATAGCCCCTGGTATCTGCGAAAGCAGGGAGGGCTAACAACCGGGTTAAGGAGTTTTTGTTATGGCTACAAAACTTACTGCGACTTTCTGGGCGGAGTCCGTTGAGGACCGAGTTATCTACGGAAAGCAGAAGCGTAATCGGGTCAAGTTGACCCTTTCCTCAACTCAGGGTGCTTTCTACCCGTCTTCGGGCGGCATCCCCCTTCCCACCACGTTAGGGATGGTGAGGAATATCGACTACGTGAATATCATCCAGGGACTCCATCCGGTCTCCGCGGCTACCGGCGCTGCCGGCGGCATTCATTGGAACTATGTGGTGTCTCAACACGCTATCAAGGGTTATTGGGAGTCTGGTGCAACCAGCACCTCCAACGCGGCTCCTGTTCTTCAGGGGGAACTTCCCACTACGTGGAACCCTTCCGATCTTGGAGACGCGCCCGTGATGTATGTAGAAGCAGTGGGCTGGTAAGAGCCCCTTTATAATGGAGACAACTCGTGAAAAAGACAAAAAAGATCGACAATCCAGGGGGTATCCTTCTGGACCCCCTTATGACACGTCCGTCGCGTATTGCCATCGTTGCCCTCGGTCCCAGCTGTCAGTCCTTCATCGGAAGTCAGATGGCCAATCCTGGTATGCTGGATCCCTACGACGAGGTCTGGACACTGAACCGAGGCATTCGAGGTTTCCACCACGACAAGCTGTTCGTGATGGACGATCTGCGGTGGATCGAGAGAAAGAGGAACAAAGGCTACGCGAAGTTCCTCAAGAACCACGACAAGCCCATCATCACAAGTACGGTTTACGAAGAATATCCGATGTCGGTTCCATACCCTTTGCATATGGTGCAGGAGTTTATCGACGACGATATCTTCGCGATGAATACCGTTTCGTACATGGTAGCCTACGCGATGTATATCCGCGTCAAGGAGTTTACTCTATTCGGCGCCGATTTCGTATATCCCAACGGGAATACTGCCGAAGAGGGTGGGATGGCCGTTGCGTATCTCTTGGGTCGATGTAAGATGTACGACATTACCCACGGATTGCCGGGAACCACGACTATGATTTATGCGAACAAAGTTAAGCAGTGGCCCGACGGTTCTGTTCGTCGGCCGTATTATGGTTATCACCGCTTGGACGAGCTGGCTGCTGAGAAGAAGCAGGAAACCGATCGTAAAGCCGCACAAGGAAAGGTTAAGTGATGCCCTTAGAATTAGTAGGTGTTCACACTCACGAGCGAAACAAAGAGACCAATCAGATGATGCTGGTCGGTAAGGCTCCCTACGCCCGGTTTGTTATGAAAGGCGAGGCGCCGATCTGTATCCAGCGGGGCAGGTTCTACACCGACGGTGGGGACAAAGTCGCTGATAAAGATGTACCTGTATGGGTGCGAAAACAGTTGGAAGGGATGACATCGGAGGCCCTCGCCAACATCGGTCTTTCTGGAGAACCGGAGCCTGAGCCGGGGCCATCGATTGGACCGAAAGAGAAATCGGAGGTTCCTGACGGCGCCTTAATGAAGGCCCTTCAAGACCTCGATATCGCCGACGATGCCCATTGGACAAAGAAGGGTCTTCCCAATCTAAACGTCCTTACAGAATACACCGGTCGAAGAGTTACACGAAAGGAGGCTGAAGCTGCCTCCCCGGGATTCGTGCGTCCCACCTAAAGTATTCACATGATGTGAATAAACCAGATGGAGAGTTATCATGGCCGTTACAGCGATCGCTGCTCTTCTTGGCTCCTGCTCGTATGTTCAGCGCGGCGTGCTGAAGATGGAGTGGACAGCTACTGTTTCCGGTGTCGGGAATTTCCTCGACGCCCCTCACCTGCCGGATAAAACGGTCCATATTAAAGCCCCGTCGACGATCAGCGGAACAAGTCGGATTATCATCGAAGGGACTAATGGTGCTCCATCCGATGGGCCGTGGACCACGTTGACTACTCCCACCGATGGTCTTTTGGATTATGTCGGCATCGTGACAAGCATGATGAAGGTGATCCGGGAGAACCCGTTGTATATTCGGCCTCGGTATGAGACCGTCACCGCGGGAGAGTCTCTCAACGTAGTCATTATTTCCCGATGAGCCTTCGCCACAAACGGTGGAGAGATAGAGGAAGACAGAGACGGGCCTTCCGACGTCGCGCTCGCCTACGCGATATGTGGCGTCTCCACGAGTGGGAGCCTCGAACGTGGGCTGCCGTTGGTCTTGAGCATGAGCGCATGATGATCGGGACGATGGACGTCCGGGAACTCGCCGCCCGTATATTTTGGAGTACCGCCTGATGGCGCAGTACACTACATCAGCTGATCTCGTTGAAGATATTCTCTGGCGGGGTGGGGAGAAGACCGATGGTACGTCTGACTACGACGCCAAGGCTCTCACATATCTTAACCGGGCATATCAAGGTATTTGGTCAGGCGGCTCGGAGCTGGACCCAAACGTACAAGAGGTATGGTGGTGGCTTCGGAAAGACGATCAGGGTGTTCTTACCCTTAATCCCAAGATCACGACCGGCACCGTCAGTGTTACGAACAACAGCGCTTCGATTACCTTCTCATCTGGGCCGACCCCCTCCGTCGCGGGACGGCACGTCAAGATCGACGATCATCCTGACGTCTTTATTATTTCCGCGCACACGGCCACGGAGACAGGCGCCACTTTGGAGAGTGTCTACACCGGTCCA